CATGGGTGTGCCGCTAAAGCCGCACAGATTGCAGGGTATTCCCATCCCAAGCAGAGAGGGTATGAGTTAAAGAATCAGTTTGCCAGAGAGATTGAGGATCGCACCCGCAAGATGATTCAAGACTGTGTGCCCGGTGCATTGATGGTTCTCAAAAACCTCTCAGAAGGCGCTGAGAGCGAATCTGTGCGACTTGGCGCTGTGAAGGATATACTGGACAGGGCTGGTCTTAAACCCACTGAGAAGATCAAACAGGAAGTCTCACACGTTGAAGAGAAATCCACAGAAGAGTTGCAGAGGGAACTAGAGGCTTTACTTGGAACAAAACATTGAAGCGGCTATCCAGATAGCAAAGGAAATAAAGAAGCGTCAACGATTTAGTAAGATCGACTTCTACGATCCGTACCCATACCAACAGGAATTCCACTCAACAGGTGTAGGAGCAAACCAACGCCTGTTGATGGCGGCAAACCGAATAGGTAAATCCTATTGCGGGGCCGCAGAGATGGCCTACCACCTTACAGGACTATATCCCAAATGGTGGAGGGGTAGAAGATTTAACAGACCCATCACAGCATGGGCCGGTGGTGTATCAAACGAAACCACCAGAGATATTGTACAAGCAGAGTTATTGGGTTCTCCCGATGATCCAGAAGCCTTTGGCTCCGGCGCTGTTCCTAGAAAATGTATTATAAAAACTGAACGCAAGCCCGGAGTTCCAAACGCCAAGTCCGTAGCCCTCATACGGCATATTTCCGGTGAGAACTCTTCTTTATTCTTTAAAGCCTACGAGATGGGCGTAGACAAGTGGCAGGGTAGATCAGTAGATGTGGTATGGCTGGATGAGGAACCCTCCAGAGAACTGTACTCACAGAGCGTCACGAGAACCCTAGACAGGAAAGGAATGGTCTACATGACCTTTACCCCTGAAAACGGCATGACTGAAACAGTCGCCGCCTTTATGAATAACATAAAGAAGGGGCAGAGCCTGACCAACGCCACATGGGATCACGCCTCCGAAAACGTGAAGTCCATGCAGGGAAGGAAGGGGCATCTCTCCGAGGATGCGATGGAGCAGATTCTATCTGCTTACTCCCCACACGAGAGGGAGATGAGAAGATTTGGTAGACCATCTATCGGTTCCGGCCTTATCTTCCCCATAAACGAAGAAGATTTAATGATTGATCCAATAGAAATAGAGGATCATTGGCCCAGAATTGCGGCCATAGACTTTGGTTGGGATCACCCCACCGCTGTTGTCTGGTGTGCAATAGATAATGAAAGTGACACTTTCTACATATACGACTGCTACAGAGCATCTAAGGCAAGTCCTACGGTACACTCCGAGGTGATAAGGCAACGTCCTTATTTTATTCCGATAGCCTACCCGCATGACGGAAATCGCAGGGATAGCATGGGAAACCCCGGCCTTGCCGAGCAGTATAGAAATTTAGGGTGTAACTTTCTGATGCAACACTTTACCAATCCTCCGGGGTTAGGTGAGAAGAAAGGCTCTAACTCAGTAGAGGAAGGGCTGATGGCTCTGCTACAGAGCATGGAGAATGGAAACTTTAAAGTATTCTCCACACTTTCAGATTGGTTCGAAGAATTTAGAATGTACCACAGAAAGGAAGGGAAAGTGGTCGCGCTTAGGGACGACTTAATGAGCGCCACAAGATACGCCTTCCAATCACAACGCTACGCCATAGCCGGGTCTGACCCGGAATGGACTAGCGATATACACTATAGGAATTATGGCATTGTCTGACGATAGAGAATTACTAGCCAGAATCAATGTAGAAATACATGATGCACTAGGATATTACAACGATGATCTTGCGGATCAACGAGAGTTGGCTCAAGAGTATTACTATGCGTTGCCATTCGGTAATGAGGTTGATGGCCGCAGTCAATACGTTGACTCCACCGTACAAGATACAATAGAGTGGATTAAACCCTCTCTAATGAGGGTATTTGCCTCCGGTGATGAGATGGTTAGGTTTTCCCCTCAAGGCCCGGAAGATGTAAAATCCGCAGAGCAGGCCACTGACTATGTGAACTATGTATTTACAAAAGATAATCCCGGTTGGGAAATCCTATACTCATGGTTCCATGATGCCCTTCTTCAGAAGAATGGAATCGTTAAGGTATGGTGGGATGAGTATGAAGAGGCTCAGAGGGAGGAATATCAAAACCTTGGCGACCTTGAGTTTGAATATCTCATCTCAAGTGATGACGTAGAGGTTATTGAGCATACCGAAGTACAGTCAAACAGTATAACAGAGGATGGTGGGGTTTACCATGACGTTGTAATTAAACGCACTGGTTATAATGGTAAGGTATGTATTGAAAACGTACCACCCGAAGAATTCCTTATTTCCCGCGAAGCAAAGGGAATACATGACGCAAGGTTTGTCTGTCATCGTGTAAAGAAAACACTCTCTGAGTTAAGAGAGATGTATCCAGATCAGGACTTTGGGCCTGAAGATTTGGGTGGTGGCGATGATATGATCGACCCCAATGCAGAGCGTCTTGCTAGATTCTCTTTTGATAATAGCCATGCAACCTTCTCTGGTTATGGGTTAGAAAGTAATACAGAAGAAGCATTAAGGGAATACTGGCTTTACGAATCATTCATTAAAACAGACTATAATGAAGATGGTATAGCGGAACTAAGAAAGGTTTGTTCTGTTGGTAGTTATGTATTCTCCAATGAAGAGATAGACAAGGCTCCGTTTGTTTCTATTACACCGTTGAAAATCCCCCATAAGTTCTACGGTCTGTCGGTTGCTGACCTTGTAATGGACTTACAGTTAATCAAGAGTACGCTGATGCGTAACCTGATGGACAATGCCTATAACCAGAACTACGGTAGGTATGCTGTCCTTGAAGGTCAAGCGAATTTAGATGACCTCCTAACCCAGCGTCCGGGGGGCGTGGTACGAGTTAAATCTCCCAACGCCGTCATGCCCTTGGCTACCCCTCCCCTACAGCCAGAATCCTTCCAGATGCTTTCTTATCTGGATGAGGTTAGGGAAGCAAGATCAGGGGTAAACAAGAATACTCAAGGAATTAACGCAGATGCTCTAACATCACATACCACGGCTACTGCCGTTAATGCTGTGATGACTAACGCTCAGTCAAGAGTGGAGATGATTGCAAGACAGTTTGCCGAAACTGGTGTTAAAGAGTTGATGTGGTGCATCTACGAACTGCTCCTTAAATATCAGGACAAAGAGCGAGTAGTTATGTTAAGGAACGAATGGATTCCTGTGCGCCCAGATATGTGGTCAGATAAGATGGACTGCACTGTATCCGTTGCTTTAGGAAATGGATCAAAGGATCAGCAGATGGCTCACCTGTCACAGATGATTCAGTTTGCCGCACAAGCCATGCAGGGTGGACTCCCAATCGTAACCCCTCAGAATATGTACAATCTGGGTTCTGCATTGGTTAAGGCTATGGGATATCAGAATGTAGATGACTACCTAACCGCTCCACCTCCCCCAGAGCCTGAACAACCTGATCCAGAACAGCAGGCTCAAATGATGGAACAACAGATTAAAATGAAGGAGTTGGAAATCAAACAGGGCGACCTACAAGTTAAGATGATGAAAGTCCAGCAGGACGCACAGGAAGCCGCTGTAGATGCACAACTTAAAGCAGAAGAACTGGCCCTTGAGCGAGAACAGAAGAGGGCCGTAGCAATAGGAGCAACATGAGCGACGAACTAAGGCAGGAACACGCTAAACGCATTCTTAACGACCCATTATACAACGAAGCATTTGACCAACTAGGAGAAAGTATTTTTAACACTTGGGCGCACTCAAGTGTGAACGATGTCGAAAGCCGGGAGCAATGCTGGCTTTCATTACGACTCCTTGAACGACTACGCCTTCATCTAACCAGTATTGTTGAAACTGGAGAGATGGCAGAGAAACTCAAGGAATACCATATATAGGAGAATTTATTATGGCGGATAAGCAAGAAGCCCCGCAACTTACTGACGGTAGTATCGTGTCAGCAACCAACGCCTTACTAGGAATGATGGAACCTGAAGAGGTCAAACCAGAATCCGAAGAGGCACAACCTGAAGAAGTTGAAGAGTCTACTGAAGAAATTCAAGACGAATCATCTGAAGAGGTTTCCGAAGATGAAGATGAGTCCGTTGAGGATGAAGAAGAATCTGAGGAAGAGTTAGACGAATATGAGGACGAAGAGGAATCCAATCTTAATACCACCTACGCAGTTAAAGTAGATGGTGAAGAGGTTGAGGTAGACCTTGACGAACTTATACAAGGGTACTCCCGGCAGTCTGACTATACCCGAAAAACGCAAGAACTTGCAAGCAAGAGGGGTGAAATGGAGCAACTGCAACAGCAGTGGTCTAGTGAAATCTCTCAAGCACAAACGGAGCGTCAACAGTACATAGACGCACTTGGACAATTTGTTCAAAACTCTATGGGTGGATTAGAGCAGTTTCAAAATGTTGATTGGGAAAATCTGCGACAAACAGACCCCATTGCATTTGTTACTAAGAAGGAAGAACTGAGAGAGGTTCAAGACCGTGTTCGCCAAGCGCAGGAGGAACAGGGTAAAGCCTTTCAGAAGCAACAGGAAGAAACAGCCAAGTTACGTCAACTGGCCGTTCAGGAAGAACACACAAAGTTAGTAGCCGCTGTGCCTGAATGGAATGATACAGAGAAGCGTGGCAAGATGGCGGGTGAACTTTCTGCGTATGCTGTTGAACAGGGATTCACGAAAGAAGAATTGCAGCAACTAATCGACCATAGATCGCTACTCGTTCTGATGAAAGCGCAGAAATATGATGCACTTCAGAAGTCCGATGTTAAGGCGAAAAAGATTAAGAACAAACCCAAAGTGGTAAGATCAGGAAAAGGCGTAACTAAAAAATCCAGTGATCGTAGTCAACGTGCTGATAAGATGAAGCGCCTCCAAAAGACAGGACATTCAAGAGATGCCGCTAGTCTTTTAGAGGATTTTATAGACCTTTAATTAGGAGTAATTAACTATGGCAGTTCCTACTAATACGAACTATACCTATGCGGCCACGACTGGCGGCACTCGGCTTAGTTCAATTCGTGAGGACTTGAGCGATATTATCTACAACATCGCGCCGCTTGATACTCCCTTCATGTCTGGTTGTGGCAAGTCTACCGCTGATAATACTTATTTTGAGTGGCAGACTGA